CGGGAAGTTGTATGGGGATTCCTCCAAGGTCGCCATCCAGTGCCCCGAACGCTGCTACATCCTATAAAGAGAGAACTATGAACGCTACCAAAGTAAAACTGAAGGCTGTTGTCCTCACGCAATTCATGCTGGCCTTCGGTGAAGATGGTCGTGAGCCTAACGAAGCACAGCGTGCCCTGGTCGATAGGTTCGCTGAGGACCTGGATACCGCAGCAGAGTCCTTCCCGGACGAGATGGACGTTTCGATCATCGATGACATCTACACCCTCTTGGACGCCATCGACGAGATCCCGGAGACCCCTGAGGACGACGAGGCTGCTGCAGCGCTCCGTGGACTTGGTTGGGAGGTGGTCAACCCGGTCGATGTGAACCCGGATACCGGGACCGATTGGCTGACTTGCATCATCGCTGACCTAGAGGCGATGCGTGGCTGCACTGCGATTGCACTGTTGCCGGGTCATGGCGAATCACCGGGCGCGATCATGGAGAAGACTGCAGCAGCACGATTGGGCATGTCCTTCTACGACATCGAAGATCTCCTGACATGAACAACGGAGTTGTGCTGTTCGAGAAAGGGGAGGCAACCCTCTGGCTCACAGGGGTCAAGAGGTTCCCTGACGGTTCCATAAAGACTGGTTATGTCGTGAACGGTGACTGGAACTTTGAGCGTAAGAACGGTGTGGTTTTCGCGAAGAACAGCTTCGGGCACATCGTGAACCGCTGGTCCGACCCTGGCTACATCGAGCGTCCCGCGCCAAAAGGACATCCTGACGATTACAACGAAGTTATGGCGAAAGCCCAAGAGGAATTCAAGTGAGCATCACACCGATTGGGGTCACGAACCCCGTGGAACACCCCAGGCGTCCTGATGGTACCCGGTACGAATGGACGGACTGGAAGAAGCTGTACTACCTCCTCCTGGCCGAGAACCAAGAGCTTAAAGACGACATCGCTGGCCTACGCAAGGATCCTAAATGAACCTCAACAAAATCCGCCTGAAGGCTGTCCTGCTGATGGGCTTCATGCAAGAGATGACCGGTGCCGAAGCTGAGATCAGCCCGAAGCACAAGGCTGTGATCGATGACCTGTACGAGGTTATCAACGGTCTCCCTGGTGACGGCATCGACAGTGGCACCCTTGAAGAGGTCCTCGACGAACTCCTCGCAGCCATCGACTCAATCGAAGAGGCCCTGTGATCCTCCGTGGCGACCACAATCAATGCCCTCAATGCAGCGAGTTCTTCAACAGCAGCGCAGCCTTCGATAAACACCGCACGGGTGACTACTCGAAATCGCGTGAGTGCCTGAAGCCGACCGAGATGATCGCAAAGGGTATGTCAAAGAACTCCGAGGGCTGGTGGATTACCAGTGCCTCTACTCAATTCAATTCAAAGGATTAACCATGGCAGTCATCGTCGCACTCTTCATCATCTTCATCGCAATCGGCAACGTCCTCGCGTGGCTCACGAACGCGGCATATGCCTTCAACCACTTCTCCGCTGCGCTGAATCTGGAAGTCCTCGTGTCCTTCATCGGGATCCTCGCGGCTCCCTTGGGCGTCCTCCACGGCATCTACCTCTGGTTCGTCTGACCTAGTGTTTCCCCTCCCTACTTCGGTAGGGTTTCTTTTCGAAAATACTTGCACCACTCTGTACAACACGCTATTATCCATATCATACCAACGCGAAGGAGACCCCCATGAAATCCCCAACGACCCTGAAGGAACTCCTGCAGATCGCCAAGAAGCCCCTGTGGCTCGGGAAGGCCTACTGCACCACAGCCATTCGGAACGTTGAAGCTTTCATTGAGGTCGTCGGTGATCTTCCGATTAAGGATGTAAAGACCATCCATATCGACGCTTTCGTCAACTCCATGGAGGGTATCCTGAAAGACGCGACGGTGAACAGAAAGTTGACAAACGTCCACAGCGTTCTGAAGTATGCGCATGATCGCGACTGGATCGTGAAGATGCCCAAGATCACCTGGAAGTCCGAGGACAACTCGAGGGTCCGTTGGATCAGCGAGACCGAAGAGGTCAAGATGCTGGCCCTTCTGGCTTCCTGGGGGGAACACGAGATTGCCCGGTTCATCACGGTCCTGATAGATACCGGGATGCGCCGTGGGGAACTCCTGGGCCTGAAGGAGAAGGACGTAGACGGTGATTGGATCCGTCTATGGACCTCGAAGACTAAGGGTGCTCGGTCGATCCCCTTGTCTGAACGTGCAAAGGCTGCTCTGGCCCAGGGGATGTTTGAGATTACCCTCGGGGACCTGAGGGCTGTCTGGGGGAAGCTGAAGTCTGAGATGGGTCTAGATGCAGATGACGACTTCGTTCTCCACACCCTGCGACATACAGCCGCAACACGTACCTTGGCGAAGACCAAGAACGTCGTAGTTGTCCAGAAGTTGCTTGGACACAAGAGCGTCAAGACCACTTTGCGGTACGCGCATCTGTCCGATGATGAGCTTCTTTCCGCCGTAAGGTAAACGCAACACCCACTTAAAACAGATAAAAACCTGTACAGCACGGCGTAAGATCTGTGCTCCCCTGCAATGAAGAACACGAACGACTTGACCACGACATGTTACTACTGACTAACGTACTGTCTGACGATACCTCTGTGACCCTTAAGGAGATCCCTCAGGAGGACTTTCGCTACACCTTATCCATCAACGGTCACATTGAGTGCCGTTACGACACGTTCGAGCATGCTTGGGCAGACTTCGGAAGCTGTGTGGTTTGCACCACGTTCGAGGAGGCCAAAATGGTTGCATCGCTCTGAACAGTTTTGTACACTGCACTCATGGGCTAAGAAGCATAAACCCAAACCACCACAACCAGAGGCGCATCATGTCTAAGAGTGCAGAAGAGAAACTGGCTGAGGCGATGGCAGAGATCCAACGTCTAAAGGATCAGGTCCGCGAGGAAGCAACAAGGAAGGCTCGGTATCCCTGGGAGAACCCTGAGGTTGTCCAGGAGCAAACCCGGATGGGTTACAACCTGAAGATCGAGCCTGAGTTGTACCTGAAGATCAAGTGGTTGATGGAGAACAAGGGCGGCATCCGGTCAATGCAGGTGTTCTTCGACAGGGCCGCAAATGAGTTGGCCGACAAATACCTAGAGGAACTGGGTGCAAAATGAAAACAAAAGCTTACGACGTGCATACGCAGAAGGCAGTGGAGATCTTCAAGGTTCCCGCAGAGCAGGTGACATCGGAACAGAGACGCTTCGCCAAGACGCAGAACTACTTTGAGATGTATAGATCCCCTACGCCGATGCGCTTCTCGTTTCCGCACCTCAAGGACGTGAAATGAAATCACTAATCGTCGCCGTTATCGCCCTCAGCGTCCTGTCAGGATGCGCTATGTCTCCCCAACAGGCCCAGGCGTGGTCTGAAGGCTTCGGGGACCTTCACAACACCGTGGCAGAGGGTCGAGCGCAATACAGCACACAGCCTGTACAGCCCACGAGTTATACCTGCAGGAGCTATGGGAGCTTCGCCCGGTGTGATCCCAACTGAAAGGTCTGTGGAATATAAGAGCATTCGTCCTATAATAACCTGACGAAAAATGGACACCCAAAACGGAAGAACTATGGTCGCCCCTGTCTATACGAAAGTCACCTCCTTCGAATACGGATCCCTACAGGCCGCAGTGGACGCTCTGCACATATCAGCCACGATGTCAGGCTACGTGTTTGGCTACACGGACAGGGAGAGACACTGCAACATCACATTCCATAAGTGGGGCGTGGAAGACCTGCCGTTCAAACGCGAGGAAGTCGTGGGGATCGATTTGGCTGAGTACAGTTATCACATGGGTACACTTCCGGTTACCACAGACTCCCTGTGATAGGCCTAAGTGATTGATTTATAAGGGACCATGGTTATGTTGGACGCATCTCCTGGGCACCATTGTGATACCCGGGGATGAGCCACAGGTAAGCCTGTAGCGCGTTCCAGCGGTTTCCCGGTTACCATACCGGTTATCACAATAGAAACACAAGGGTTCCACAGCTATGTCAACATTCAAAGTTGGGCATATGCGGATTCATCTTCAGTATTGCTGGAAGAAGACCGGTTCCCCGAATCTTTATTATCGCCGTAGGGTTCCCTTGGAACTCCAGCCGGTTCTCGGGAAGAAGATAATCGTTGAATCCCTTCGGACTTCAGACCTGAAGAAAGCCGAGGCTGCGATTAAGAAGATCGCTGCGATGCATGACCGCATGTGGGAGAAGATGGGCAAGCCCACGAAGGTGTCTCTTCTCGAGCAAGCCGAGGCTTTCCTTCAGGCCAATGGAGTTGTACATCAGGCTCCCCAAGAAGGTCCCCTGTTTGCCCTCCATGACCACTTGGAAACCCTAGAGGTCAATGGGAAACTCCCAGAGCCTCAGGCAACTGCTGTACAACTCCTGAAGGGCACCTTCCCCTATTCCCTGACGCTTGTGAGGGATCAGTACACCGCTGCGAGACCCGAGGATACCGAGAGGTGCGAGAGGGCCTTCAAGTACCTCTTGGAGTTCCTAGGGGCCGATCCGGATATCCGAAGTCTCCGTCGAGTTGATGTGAACGGCTTCGTCTCGTTCCTGCTCGACAAGGAGATGAGCACCACAACGGTGCAGAGATACATTGCGCCCCTGAAGGCTTCCTTCGCTCGCTGCATCCGGGAAAACGAACTGGACTGCGTGAACGTGTTCGCCAAGGTCGAGATTCCGAAGTTCGGTCAGGACGTTCAAGATCGGGAAGTGTTCACGCCCACTGAACGGAAGGCCCTACTGACCGCTATAGACCGTCATGGACAAGACACCCTTCGGTCTATTCTTCTGGTCATTGCGGAGACCGGTGCTCGCCTATCAGAAATCCTCGGGCTTGCCAAGGGGGACCTAGTGGAATCCCCTATTCCTCATATACAACTGAAGACGCACCCTTGGCGTTCCCTGAAGACACCCGGAAGTACCCGGAAGATCCCCCTGTCCGATAGGGCGCTGAGGTCCCTGTGTGATGCTAGGGACCGCTCGGAGGATCCGGTAGCTATCTACCCACAGTACTGTGACACCAGCGGTTCCTGTAACGCTACAGCAGCCTCGGCAGCCCTGGTGAAGTGGATACGGACCCGGGAGGGCCTGAAGGGTACCAAGTTGGGAGTCCACAGCCTCCGCCATGCGATGAAGGATCTGCTGAGGAGCGTGAAGTGTCCCATGGAGGCTGCTGACCAGATCGTAGGTCACGCCACGCCGGGGATGGGTGCCAACTATGGCGAAGGGTATCCAATAGAGATGTTGTATGAGTATGTGGTGGCTGCTACAAAGTAAACAAGGCGAAGCCGACGCTTCACGAAAAGACCCCTCAGGTTTCCTTTATGGATTCCGAGGGGTCTTTTTCATTCTACTGCAGCAGAGCGGGCGATGATCTTCGTCTTCTCTCCGGAGGCGAGGGTGTCCCCGAACCAGAAGTGGACCGAGATCAGCCATGCCGTTGTGATGCTACCGAGCATGGTGTAGAACGCTTCCTTGTTGTCCGGAGGGACAGCAGAGAAGAACATCAGGCCGACCATGACGAACACACCAACCGTCAGGACAACCGTGAGGGCCGCAGGGACCCAGGACTTCGTAGCCGTGAGGAGCGCACGGGCACCTTGGACATCTTCGATCCTCAGGGCCGCAATGGCCTCTTGGTTCTTGAAGCCGAGTTCAGCCATCTTCACCTGGAAATCCTGATCGGCCTTTCGGACTGCCTGAAGTTGCTCAGGGGTAGCACCAGCGATAGCAGAAGCTAGGGTGCCCTGACGCTGCTCCACGGTTTCCTCGGGACCTGGGGTGATCCCGAAGACACTCTCCAGAGCCGTCACGGCCATCCCTGCTAGGGGACCACCGATAGCTGAGGCTACTGTGGGAGCCAGAGAGGCCACCACCTTTACTACATCATTCCAACTCATCCTTCTACCCTCGCTTTAAAGTTAGCACCGAGGAGGAACTGAGCCATCTCTGCGCTGCGACGCTTCGTGAGACCGGCGAGAACCTTGCCAGCCGCCTTGTTCCACCTCGGGAATTCCTTGGCGGCCTCTTCGATGTCCTGGGCGTTAATCTTCTTGCGAAGGGTCGAAGAGTCGAATGCACCCTTGCCCACGTTGTACGTGAACGAGATGAGGGCCGCGAGTTCTTCGTCAGTGAGGATGATGTTGATCTCACGATCTATGAAGGCCGCGAGGTCGATCACACGCTTCCTGAGGTCTTCCTCAGCCTGCTCCTGGGTCCATACAGCACCCGGGCGGATCCCAGGGCCAGTGGCTCCATAGCCAATGGTCCAAGGCTCTGCACCAGTTGCGGGGTCGGGGTACGCACGGAGGCTGCACCCTTCGAAGCCCTTAATTAGCTCCATGGCTAAGGGCACTGCTCCGTCATATGTTTGCATGATAGTTACTTGATGAATTGCAAGATTGTTTCCTTCAGGCCGAGGGTACTCAGGAGGTACATCCCGGCTGCCCCGTAAAGGGCATACTTGATCTGCAAGAGGGTTTTCTGGATTGCATCGAGAGAGCCACTGAAGACTTCCTGTGTCGAGTGCAAGGCTGAGATCTCCCTGGCTTGCGCATCAGCACGGAACTCCAAGTGCGTAACGCGGTTGTCAATATCTGGCATGGTTATTCAAGGGGAAATTCAGGGAGGAGAGAGGGAACCTCGGTAACCGTGGGGAACGGCCTGTGTCCTGCTTGGACATCAGCGAGGATGCTGTAGGCTGTGTCCCAGACCAGAGAACGCCACGCACGGAATGCTTGGCCTTCCTGTTGGAACTTGGGAACCGTAGGCTCGTCTGCGTACGTCACAGCAGTCGTGAGGTTGTCGTAGCCAAACGCCCGAGCCTTGGTGTCCATGATGGCTTGAACAAGATCGACCAGAGATGCCTTGAGTGACTCCAGGGAAACCGTGGGAGCCAAGGGAGTGTTCCCCGCGGCGACCCACTTTAGGTACTCCGCATAGTCAGTGTTCAGGGGATCTGCAGGGATCGAGAGACCACCATCACGGAAAACACCTCCGTTAGGGTTGGTTGTGTACACCATGGGTTAAAGCTCCGCGCTGAGAAGGCCACCACCCGAAAGGAACGCAGTTGCGTTACCCGCGACGAGGCCGGAGGCCACAGTGACGCTGATTTCAACCGCGTTGCTCGTGGGAGACACTGCCGACACGCTAGTGGTGGCAATGTTCGCTGCATTGGAGCCAGTCACGTTGCTTGTGCCCCCGGAGACATAGGTAGGAGCAGATCGCATAGGTGTAGGGAGGGGAACCTCCGCAAACGCGGCAGTTGTGGAAAAACACTGCCCCATTACCCGCCCAGGTATCGCAAGGGCGTACCGCTGACACAGGAGCGTCTCTAACTGGATCGGGCGTCTCTCGAAGGGGGTCACTGCGGTCCCTGATTCAAGTTGAACTTCAGTAACCGCGATCAGGTTTCCTACAGCCCCCGGCCAGTGAGCAGTGCCCGCAGAGGGACCGGCCATGAACTGACCTGTTTGCCACGTGTTCAGGTTCCCGGAGGTAGACTGAAGCGTGCCGTTGTTGATTGCACCAATGCGGACCACTAAGCCCCGGTTGGCGTCGAACGTAGTTACGAGACTGGTGGGGAGCGCTGGAACGGGGATCACGACCTTAACAGCCACCCCTGCAGTTGCACTAAACTGTGTTACGAACGACTTCGACTCAGTTTTATCCGAGATCGCTACGTTGAATAGACCACTGACGTTGTTGGAGAAGAACCAGAAGGAAAGGACAGCAGGCTTCCCAAGCATGTCGTAGCAGTTGAAGCCTTCGATCCGCTGGTCGAACCCGTTCCAAAGGTTCGTACCTCCAAAGGCTCCTGCAGTGGCGGCAGTGACTACCGTCTGAAGCCCACAAGGCCTAGTGCCGTCCGTAGTACCCATGGTACTCGCGGATTGACTGAAGGAACCTACATTCGACGCGTTGGCAAACCAGCGATCAGGACCAGAGAAGCCCGGAGTTGCCCCGATGTTCGCTGAGGTTCTCTGGGCAACCCTGAAGCACCCGTTGATGATCCGATTGCGACCTGACAGGAAGATGGTCGAGTTAGCAGCTAGGTTTGCCGAAGCAGCAGCAGCGGTTGCGCTAGAGGCACTTGCGGTTGCCGAGGTAGCTGCTGCAGACGCACTCGAGGATGCCGAGGATGCCGATCCGGACGCTGCGGTTGCCTGGGTAGTTGCCGTACCTGCCTGAGTCGTAGCAATACCGGCCTGAGTGGTTGCCGTGGTTGCCGAACCGGACGCTGAAGTTGCCGAAGCAGCAGCCGCATTCTTCGACGCAAGAGCATCCGACTGGGAAGTGGCAGCAGCATTCTTCGAGGCCAGTGCAGCAGCCTCAGACGCATCGGCAGCGGTTGCAGAAGCAGCAGCATCGGCAGCAGCAGTCGTAGCAGTTGCCGAGGATCCTGCAGCACTAGAGGCCGCATTGGCAGCAGTGGTGGCAGCAGTGTTCGCGAGAGCAGACGCAGCATTCGCCAGATCGATAGCCTCATTAGCGAGGGCCAAGGAATCGTTAGCGGTCTGCGAGAGTCCCGCGACGTTGGCCTCAGAGATCGCAGCATTGTTTGCCGAAGCAGCAGCACTGGTGGCAGCGTCTTGGACAGCTTGGGAATCCGCAGTTACCTTGGCAAGTTGCACCTCGAGTGCATCGATCAGCGCATCCGTGGTGTTGTTCTCAGGGAACGTCGATTCCCCGTTAAAGAAACTCGTGGTCATTAATAGTCCCCGGAGTAGGCAGGTTCAATCGCTTGCGTGCTCTGATCGGTATCCGTTAGACGACCCTGCTCTTCGACTTCTGCGTAGAGGGTTTCGTAGCGGCCTTCGAAGGCTGTCACACGATCATCCACGAAGAAATCCGCAGCGTATGCAAGGGCGCAATAGATCAGAAGGTCAGCGAGGACCGTAGTGAATAGGTTGGTGTCGGTGTCTGCGACTAGCTCAGGCTGTGCGCCGTAGTAGATGAGGTAGACAGGGACATCCAAGGGAACTGCAGGTTTGACGAGGAAGGAGCCAGCGACTCTGGTGTAATACCGAGGCTGACCGAATTCCTTTGGGAGCCTCAGGAAGTGCGCCAAGTCCTTCAGGCTCAGAAGTACATCCCCAGAATAGAAGTGCTTCATCGAGAGAAAATCTTGCGGAATTAGGATCTCATCGGATACCGTAAGAGCATTGCCAGTGGAGACACTGATCTTCTCTTGCCCTGGAGTGCGGAGAGTTCGCTCGATCCTGGTCTGGGCCATATTTATAAAATCATTGGCGAGGTCGTCAGTGCAATCATTACGATTTAGCAGGCCCTTCACCTTAGCGCGAATCTGTGCGCGATTCATTGCGTGTCTTCCTAATCTGAGCGATGACATCCCCGATCAACTTGAACTCGTTGGGGGTGAAGTGATCGTTTCGGGTGTAATTACAGAGGGCGCAGCATGTGACCACGTTGGCCTGCGTATGTCCTTGCGCATTGTCTAGACGGTCTAAGCCCCTAAGGTCCTCAGTTGTCCCACAGTATTCACAAGGTTCTTCCAGCTTCTTCTGGATGAACTCAGGAGTCAGGTCGTTCGCCAGTCCCCGCTTCTTATCGTTCGTGCGGTACCAGAAAAGCTTCTTAAGGTGGGGATGCTGTAACCGAGCGGCCTTCTGATCAGCCTTTTCACACGTACTGCACTTCGAGTCAAACCCGCAGGGGCGCCCAGAGTGCTTGTAGAAGTGTTCTTTGCTCAGAGGCTTGGAGTCCCCGCACTTTCTACAAGTACGATATTCCATTAGACTTGCTTTCCAGTTGCGAGGAAGTATTCGAGACCATCTGCCTTGAGCTTCGCAACGATCTTCGCGTTGCTCTCATTCCAGAAGTCGAAACCCTCGGAAATCCACTTCTCAACCACGCAGACCGGGATGGAGGCCACATGCTGGCTCTCACCTTCACGGACACTTGCGGACTCATTGCGGGTAGCTGCGAGGCGGCTGAGGAATTCGTCGGGGATGTCTTGTACGCGCTCGATGATGTGGCCGTCAGTGTTCTCACTGAGGGAGCGACGGATGTCGTTGTATTGAGGATGCATAGGCGTAAAAAAGCCCCACTGACGGAGAGTGTCGCCAGCAGGGCTGTAAAGGAATTTGGAGGAACTCCCGAAGGAGTCCCAGAGGTGTAACTAGGCCATGTGAACTACCACGGCCATGTGATGGTTAGACCATCGGGTTCGTGCCCGTGAGGCCGATGATGGCACCCGAGGCACCGTAGTTCACATGCTTCAGACCGAACTCACCGACGATCTGCTCACGGTGGCCGTCACCAGTGATAGCCAGCGGGTTACGGAACCATGCACGGAGCGTGCTGATCTTCCAGTTCGACGGATCGAACAGGAGTGCCGAGTCAGCCTTCATGAAGCGGTTGATGACAACCTTCTGCTCACCGAACGGCGACACGTACAGGTCCACCACGTTGACGATGGCCTTCTCAGCGCCGAAGTCACGCATACGGCCAGCAGCAGCCGAGAAGCCAGCCACGAGAAGCGAGTCAGCCGGTTTGATCATCAGGAACTTGGCTTCGCCACCGTTCTCGTACAGCTTTTGGTTAGCCGACAGAACGTCACCTTCCACGAGAGCAGCCGGAACAGCCGTGTGGTCAACCGTGGTTGCCGCATTAATCAGCTTGTTGGCGCCTGCATCAGCACCCCACACGTTACCGAACTTGCGAGCCGTGGCTTCTGCACCGACTGCAGCGTTCTGCGAGATGCCCACGAAGTGGTACTCGAGTTCGCGCTTCACTTCAGCCGACTTCTTGCCGAGTTGGTATGCGAGTTCCTTGGCACGACCGTAGGTGCTCACGGTATCAGCCGTGTTCGACACCTTCACCGTCTTCTGGAGGATCTGCGTGTAGTTCGAACGCATCACGGTAGGTGCCAGCGTGCTATCAACAG